CAAAAACCCAACCTGACGTGGCTTTTCAGATAGAAGGTGTACGAAGCACCAGTAGGCTTCATGGTGAACGTGGTCGCCAGCCCCTGATAGATCAGGTTCGCGCCGGTTGTTCCCCAGTTCAGATCCGTACGCACCTCGAAGAACCCGAGCAGAGTGTCGACGATCGGCAGCCAGACGAGTTGGATCTTGTCGGTATAGGTGCAGCGGGCGTCGTCGAACACCGGATCCGCGATCGCCGGAAGAGTTGCCCTGCCGCCGAGCGTGATCGTGACCGCAACAGAACCCTCGACGTTAGGGGCATTTGAGGGGCTTACAAGGAAATAATACGTTACACCTACGTTGTATCCCCAAGACTGATGGCTTGTTCCGTATTCGGTAGACACGTATCTATAAGCGGACTCGCTTGATCTCTTAACCCAGACAGAACAGGGAGTTGCGTAACCTCTCCAAGTCAGGGACACTCCCGCAGTAACACCGTCGAGATATACTTCTACGGCTCGAAGATCCATTATTGGTGCCGGAATAGGCCATGGGGTCGGGGGAGGAACGACTATCGTATCGGAATAAATGTTTGCGTTGTACTCCAACGCCGTGATCTTCCTTCTCATATCACCAGAGCGAGATATACGAACTACCCGGAAGTATTTCGTAACGAGGTTCTGGTTCCCTATGGAATACAATGCATCGGCGGCGGGAGTGTTTGTCCATGTACCAGATATATTTACAGTTCTATTCGAGTAGGATGAAACGAGTTTCTCTTCGATCACGTCCGTAGTCTGATGTTTCACGCGAACATATAAAGTTCCACCCGTAACAATGTCTCTATCAACCACGATGGTGTTAGATGTTGCCGATACGACTCGTCCACCTTCCGCCCATTGAGGAAGGTCGTGTTGTACCTGAACGAGGTCGCCGGGGAAACAGGCGAGAGCGTCAACATCGCAATCCCACGAGGCGGTCAGCGTGATGTACCTGTTGCTATTTAAGAAGAATTTGCCGTGCTTCGCCGCCATTGTCCTGTCTGTACATCCGTACAGAACTATGTTTGCAGTCTTGACGGGTTCGGTTGTCGTTTCAAAGTCGTCTGCGTAAACGGTTAGAACGGTTCTATCATAATCCATTGTTGAATCGTAATACTCTACCTCGACCATATTCGCTCGGTCTGCGAACGGCAACCATTCCTCCTGAAACGAATCGGCAACGATATTTCCCACCGTGAACATGAAACTCTGCGTAGGGGTCGCTTCAAGTTTGTCTATAAGAACCGTGAACTTGCTGCCTATCTGAACAACGATCCCTCGGCCGAGTTGAGAAATCATATCCAAACCGGCTCTCATCGATACAGCCGTTTCCATATATAGATTAACCGTGTACGAGTTGGTAGTACAGAAATCAGCCCATGTTTGGAACGCTGCTGTATCGATCTTCGCTATTGGTACTGAACCGCCGTAACGGTCGTTGGTGAGAAGATCCACACAAGCCCATGCAGGGTTGTTTGATGGATTCGATCCGAAATACGGGAGGGTTATGTTTCCACGGTCTATCAGAATAGAAACCGCCGGAATACCACCGGACAACTGATCCGTAGCGAGAGCATGGATTCCAAGCAAAGCGGTATTCGGATAGATGAAGTCGTCCGTTACCCCCTCAGAGAAAGACTCCCAATACACGTCAGCAACAATAGTTGTGGAAGTCTGATACGCATCCTCCAACTTCATTCTTACGTCGTACTGTCCCACCGGAACCGCTGCAATCCATCCGTTTCTTATGGAAGCGGTTTGTGCTCCGACAAGGGCAACGTGATCCTGCTGTGTCCCGCCTACTGCAATGATGGTCGATGCGTTTGTTACCCAATGATAAATGAATCCACCCCATCCCCAAACTGGTTGAGCGAGGGTCGGGACAAACGGTTCATTCTCGGTGTGCCCCGATGTTGGTCCCTGATAGACCTCAAGCCATTCTTCCGGCTGCCCATCTCCGGTAGACCTCCAAAACCCAATCGACCACCGATCCTGAGTTACTTGAACGGGGTATGCGTTCGGAGCAAATACTCTCACCCAGTCGTTTGCACCCCCACCAACGATACGATACTCTATATGCACTCGTACAATAACTTGTGAGATTCCACTTCCGCTTGTTGCTCCAAGGCCGCCGGGAGCAGTAAGAGTGAACCCGAGTTTCTCTATGGCGTTTCCAGCAGTCCTACGGGTAATCCAGTTTACGTTGTCGGTTAATTTTGTTCCTACGGAGGTATCAGCCCACGTTTCTTCAAACCCCTGCACCAACGGCTGATCCGCTATTGCGTTCTTTCCGGTTCGCAAAGAACACTTAACTACGCCATCAGTAAACAGACTTACGGGCGTTCCGTTTATTGAAACCAACTCATTAAGTGTTGTCCCGGCAGCCCCGGTATGCGGGATATCAACGATTACGCCCTCGCATAATGCGTATAATGCGTTGAAATACTGTTTGTTATCCCCCTGAGTTGTGTCGATGTATCGTGAAATTATAGGTGGGACGACTCGTCTTTTTCCGTACAGAATCGGTATAGCCGCTCCTTGCATGAAGTAATTCTTTCCCACATCCCATCCGTAATTTGCACCCGCACCAACGGACTCCATCGCAGGAACCTGATACGGTAACAGAGAATTGATGGTCATCTGTCCCGCGATTCCAACACCCGCAGCAACCGTTCCGGCGATGACGTTCGTAAGCAGAGAGGCGGCTCCCGCTTCCGTTGCGAACGCCCCTCCATAGCCGACAAGTAATTCCGAGGTTGCACCATACGTTGCGATAGTCAGGGCGACGAGAGCAAGCATGGCGACGATTCGCACTACGTTCTTTCCGCCGCCGCCTCCCTGCGGAACAACGCAGAACGCAATGGAATCGCCGGGATTCATCACTCGATCAACGTCGGTGTTTTCTATACCGTTTACGGCTATCGCAAGTTCATATCCATCGCTTATTTCCCTGTCGATAAACTCTGAAAGATATTCCTTTACTGGCTTACCGGGATCGCAAGTGATCGTTTCGCGTGAATAGAAGGCGTTGAATGGGTTATAGACTAATGTTACTACTACCCGATCCATTCGTAATACCCCTTTATCTTATGTTTTATGAATGGGTGGTTGATTCTCATGTTCACAGACCCCATTTTCAACAGAGTATGGAGCACGTTATGAGTGTCCGTCGCGTATCCAAAGTGCTGAACTACGTTCGGCATATCCGGGTCCATGCTCATCGCAACTACGGTTGCCTCCCTCATAACATCAACGGACTTCCATCCACGCATATTTAACAGATACTTCGCATGAATGTCGGACGAAGCGAAACAAGATACGTTAAAGTCTGGAATCTTCCAACCGTATCTTTCAAATGCGAGCATGATTAGCCCCCAACAATCAACCCCCGTCGAGGGATTCCTTCCCTTATCCACGAACTTTATGCCGACCAGATCGCTATACACCGCCAATTTTTATCCCCACATTTCCTACTCCAACAAATCCACCGAACCTCATTGTCTGTCCAGACGTTACGGAGTTGTACGATCTGCAACTCGTAAGAGTCTTCGCGCACAGAGATCCAACGGAACTATATCCGCATTCCGTAGATTTGAACACCCACCGGCATTGATTTCTTATAATACGATTCAGAGGGACTCTCTTTCTCCACGGATTCCCCGCCCCGATGGTAAACGTAGCCCACTTTGTATCAGTTGATATTTTATCCAAGTCGAAGTAATGACTGGACTCTGGCGTAGCACTTCCGATGTTCTTTGTGTTTATAACGTATACCACACACGATATCGGAGAGTATCCGTTCGTCTTGCAATACAGATCGTAGGCTTGAATGTACTGTTCCATCGCGCGACTTTCGTTTCCGATGTTAATGGTCAACGACGGAACCTCTCCCTTGCCATCCTCGTTGATGTCTCCAAGAGTAAACGGGAACGCGTACCAAGTTAGGGAGTTCCACGTTACGTTCTCAGTGTTTCCTGCCACTCTCAATGGAGTACCAAGTCCGGGGATAGTTACTTCCATTAGCGCAAGAAATACGCTGTCAGTACCGAGTTTGTTCTTCTCGGTGATCGCTATTGAACTTAATGGAAGTGGCATTTACGCTTCCTCCACCGCTATCTTCGCGCTCCTTAATCCCGGAGAAATAATGGTTGAATGGAGATATCCATCGGAAAAACGAAGGTTCATGTATTCTCCCGTCACGGCATGAGACATCGTGAACGTACTACCCATGTTGGAGTTTACAAAGGTCTTCATAGTGACGTATCTTGATTCTGTAATCGTCGTCCATTCAAGATTGAATAACCTCCTGCCTCTCGTAGCGGTGGGGCGGGACTGTACATATCCCGCCTCGAACTCGGACTTCACCTGTGCGCGATAGAAGTCGTCCGTCATCCCGTAGGACGGAGGCCCGATTGAGTTTACCGGCCAGTCTGCCATATTATCTCCCCATAGCCGTTCGTAGTCCGTAACTGTTCCGGTTATACGCATCGAGCCATGCCGTTACGATCATTCCCTGTCCGTCGAATTTAGCGGTACTCTTTGTAACCGCCATCTTCTGCCCGGACTCGTTGATGATTTGTACGGACACGGCACCCTTACCGCCGCCGCCACCAGCGACTTGAACACCAAGTGCGCCAGATGAGGTTCTCTTTAGGGGTAGTATTCCTTCTGGTCCCGCCTCCCCCATCACCCCCACACCTCTTGCAAACTTGAATACAGTCGCACCGTCTACGACTCCACCCTTCGCAAACGTACCGGAGTTTTCAGGAGTCCACCCACCCTCGCCAACTCCAAGAAGGCCAAGCAATGCTTTTCCGCCAGTAAGAGCCTTCGCCATGAGCCATTCGGCGACCATCTGAGCCATTAACTTGGCCCATGTTGCGGCAATTCCCTCCGCGAACGACCTGAAATACGCATCGGCACCGTGAAGGTTTTGTTTCCATACGTCCGTAAAGAATTCGCTGAACGATGCCTCCATGGACAAATAGATACCTTTTATCATATCGTCCAGTCGGCTGAATTGTACTTTTATCCCTTCAACGATCTTCTTGTATCTGTCAAGCAACGCTCTCTCTCCCCCCCTTTTGTCATCGGGAGACATCATGCCACGTGATTCTAATTCCTCGGCCTGTTTTTTGAACGCCTTGAGTTTATTATTATAGTCTTCCAACGCATTCGTCATTGCCAACATACTTCCGACTTCACGCTCGTTCCAAGGCATTATCGTTGGTATTTTTGCCTCGTCTTCCCATGCTTTCGTCTGAACAATCATAGATTCAAGTTGGATTTTATCCTTCTCTTTTCTTATATCGTCCCATTTATTAAGATTCTTTATTTTCATGTCGAGCACTCGTTTCCAAAACGCCTCTATTGCGTCGAAGTCGGCGTTGTACCCACCGCCGAGTTCGGACGGCGCGGATAATTTCTGTCGCTCGTCCTCTATCTTTTTATGTACCTCCGCGGTTGCCTTGGCTATTTTGCTATTTAATTTGTCGGCTCCATCCTCGTACTCTTCCGCCGCAACATTGTACGCGTCGGATACCTCCCGTGTGGAACTACCGACCAACTTTGCATAATGGAGGGACTCCTTCTCTGCGTCCTCTGCGAGTTTGCGGGTTGCTTTTCTCCAATGTTCCGCGTCCCGATCGGTCTCCGCTTGAACGGCGGCGCGCGTCTGTTCGCCCATCTTTTCCTTGATTTTATTTGCGAGTCTTGTCTCTTCAGAAGTTCCAGAAAGAAGGCGTTCGAATTCCGGCTTGTTCTCTGTCACCTTTCCTTGTTCATCGAACACAAAGAATTTCTCATATTCCTTCTGGACCTTCAACTTAGCCTTCGCTATTGACGACGCGAGTTTATTCGAACTGTTTCCTATGTACGTTTGTATTTCAAGGTCCGCGTTCGCCAAGAAGTTTTTCGTATTTCTTATCCAAGCCTCCCACTCTTTTTCCGGACGAACCTTCCCGGACGGAGATGTCGCTGTGTATCTTTCGTTCCAGACTTCCCAACCTCCACCAGCCATACCTTCGAGTTTTGCTTCCGCTGCGGCTTTTTCCTCTCTCTGTTGTTTTCCAACCTCTACCGCCGTGAAACCGGCAGCAGTTATAAGGGCGGCGGCAATACCTACGGTCCAATGTATCTTTGACGCGGCAAGTCCAACCGACAAGGCTATCCCCGCTTTTAATATATGGGCAAATAATTCGTCAACCCATTCCTTTCCCTTTTGCAGGTTGTCGCTATCCAGCCCGAGAATATTTGTCAATAGATTTAAGGCAGCCTTTCCACTAACGATCATCATGATCGCTTCGATCGATGCATGTATCTTCGCGTATCCTGCGGCGAGATCACTTAACACCTTGACGTATCCCGTTACCAGATCGAATATGAATGTCCACGCTTTCTCTATCTTTGTCACAATATCGAGTCCGCGTTGGGTAAGACCGTTTCCGTCCATGTATAGATCGTTTATTTCCATCAAGCGATCACGCAACTTGTCGTACGCCTTGTCCGTTCCCCGAGCGAGAATCAGGCTTGCGATGGACACGGTGTACTTGTACTGCGCTTCCCACGTTTGCCGGATCGCCTCCGACGCGGCGGCGTATCCGCCGAGGGCCTTCACGATGTTTTCTATGACCGTTCCTTGCGCGACCCATTGAGGGACCATCTTCGCAACGTCTATCCCAACGGCTTGCAGACGACGTGCAAGCATCGCTCCTTGGAAGTTCTGCCCCTGCATGACGGCTCGGATTTCTTGGAACGCCTGAATCTCGAAGTTCTGTCCTTGGGTGATCAGTTTCAGTGTGTTCGCGAACGCTACAAACTCATCCCGGCTTTTCTGTGTGGTAAAGTCGAGTTTCAATCCGAAGGTTACTGCTGCTTCTGTAAGAAGTTGCAATTCGCGAGCGTTTCCAACGAAAGTCTTCGACATCTGGAACGACGCTTCGATCAACTTCTTCGAGTTACCAAGAGCCTGATCTATGCCCATGCTCGGATCGGAGATGAGCATCGCACCGGCCATCGAAGCGGCGGAAAGTCTCATCTGATCCACGATCTTTATCGACTTTAAGATACCGAACGAAAGAAGATCGAACGCCTTGTACAGTGCGTCCACGGCGAGTTGAGAAAGACCAAGCGCAGCAAACATCTGTCCGAACCCAACAGATGCGCCAACGGATACTTCCCCAACGGAAACGATTGAATCGGACAACTTCTTGTTTGCGTTTTGTGCTGCGAACGCGTTCTGCGCCATTATTTGAAGTGCATTATTCGTACTTTGTATGCCAGAGGCGGTCTGTACGGAACCCGCGATACCACTAAATGCGTTGTTGTATCCTGCATTTGACGGGATCTCGTTCATGCGCCGGAAACCGGACGCAACCGCAACTCGATACGACGCCATCCCCGGCTGATATCCCGATTCGGGCCTGTCTACTGGTATTGAACCGGCAGAAGGGAACGGCTTAAGTTTAGATATGATCTGATTCATCCGGTCAACGGATGCTTTAAGCCTGTTCTCATGTGCCGTAAGTTCTTGTTGTGTAAATATATCGGGGGTGTTTATCTTTATATCGGCTATCGAGGCAATACTTTTCTTGAAACGATCGATGTTTGATAAGGCCGCATCGATCGCCATATCGCAAGTTATTCTTAAGGTGTCGTCGGCCATCGGTTACTCCTCAAGGTCGTCGCTGGACCATCGTTGCTCCTGATCGTCTTTTGAGGCACCGTCCAACGCGACGTGTACGTCGAACATGAAATCCTTGTACGTACCGTTCATCAAATCCGACGGACGACACTTGTATCTACGCGCCAACCGGTCGATCAGGACGGCTGTTGTTCTCCTGAGACCGTGCTTGCCAAAGGGATTCCTTCGGCGTTACCCCCCTTTATCTCACCGACGATCGCCGTCACAATCTCGTTCACGTCATCGACGCCAAGATCCATGATATCGTGCAGTTCTCCCTCTCCCTCCCCGATTTTCGGAGAGATGAGTCCTTGTTTCAGTATGGAGCGCGTAATCGCTGACTGTCGATTCGGAGAGATCGAATCGATCCCCGGTATTGACCCGTCGTCTTCCATCGCAAACGGAGACAGACGACGGATAGTTACGGTCAATCCGGACTTTAGCGTAAACGTCTTCCTGTTCTTTTCGATCCACTCTGAAAGGTTCATACTCTCCTCCTTGGAGTTTTATTCGGGGGAAGTGCCGACTCGAACGGCGTCAGACCTTGACCCGCCCGTTCGGGAGGTCTGATAGGGTTCCGGAGAAGGTGGAGACCCCGCGTGTCCCTGCCACGCCGCTTCCCCCGTCGGTTAGAGACCATAGTACCCGGAGACCGCCATCGTGTTGGAAAGCGTTACCGTTGCGATCGTATTCGAGGTCGTCGAGTACATCGCACGGCCCTCAAGCGAGATCGTGACCATCCCCGGCCCGGACACGCCGAGCGGGTGCGCCGTGTAGACGAACCGCGGGATATCGACAGTCACGTATTCGGAAGCACCCGCACCAAGCACGTTGATTAACAGGCGTTGCTCGGTTTCGTTTTTCATTGCAAGCCAGTCGGCCTGCGCCATGTCCGCGGTTGCCGTGAACCGTCCGAACTGTCGGAAGCCGTCCCGCCAGAAATACGTATGCGTCTTCGAACCGGCGATACGATCCTGCGTTCCGATGTTGTTGTTGAACGACAACTTGAAGTCTTGGAACCGCTGAACGGCCGCACCTCCGATGGAGATGGAAGCCGCCGACCAGATGAGCGGTCGAGGTGTGACCGCGTAGTTCGGAGCGGCAGACTTGACGATCAGTGCCGCGGACACGCCGACGATCGAGAACGTGTTACGCAAATACGCTCCCGCGGCAAGGGAGAGTTCCCAGTTATTGACGAAGCAATCCTGCAGAAGGAACGACGAGGAGACGTTCGACTCCCCTTGATCGATCTGAAACGAATACGGGGGAAGAGTGCAGTTCGCCGCGTCGAAGTTCGCCGTGGCAGGGTTGAACTTCCACGTGTAGACCGGACCCGTACCGGAAGTGCATGAATAGTTCAGTCCGAAACACGCGCGGATAAAGTGTCCCGAGACGAGTGGATCGAAGTTCGCGGTGATGTTCCCCTGCACTCCCGCGATCCCGGTGACACGATCCGGTTCGTCGAACCTTCCCTGAATCGAATCGTCGGTCAGTTCGCCGTACGTGAAGTTGAAGTCCTCGCTTGCAAACGGAACCTTGAACCACGACGTTGCGGCGGTTCCGAAAGAGTTCTGCTTGTTGATCGAGACTTGAGCATTTGACCCGAATCCCGGCATTGTTGTACCTCCTTAACTACGTCGTAAGGAATACCCGCAGCGTCAAGTTGGCCGCGCTGAAGAATCCTGCGCTTGACCTTGCGGTATCGAACTTTACGTCTCCTATCTGCGTGTTTCCGACTTTTCCGCCAAGCGTTCGATCTGTTTTTAGGAGATCGCGGACTTGCCCCATAAGGACATCCCGTCGCCTGCACGCTTCCAGAACCCCATCGGGGCTGAACTCAGAACAGAATATGTCGTACATAGCGATCGTAAAATACGGGTCGGGAGATCCGATCGTGTCTTCCTTGTTTTGCTCCGTCGATAACGACACGGACACTTCCGGACCGATCGTTGCGCCGTAATCGGACGGTTCGATCAAAACAGTTGCTTCGAGTCCTTCGTCTAACATATTTGCAAGATACTCGATAACGCCAGTATAATCAATCATTTAATGATCCCCTTAATTGCGGCTTCGACGAACAGTCTCGCGGCGGACCCCACTTCGTCAAGCGGCGGCATCAACCGGCGTTTCGGCCACCCCTTGTGACGTACCATTTCCGCCAACGCCCAAAGGCCGCCGAAACCCTTCCTTGTCCTTCCTTGCGGGTGAGGGAACGACAAATAATGCTTTAATTTCGGGCGGATAACCCACCATCGCTTGCTCGGACCCTCCTGCATCAACTCGGCGTACTTGCTCGTCGAGTAGATCGTGAACCGTGTCTTGCCTACCCTCGCGCCGAACCTCCCGCGTAGGCCCCAGAGGGGCCGTGGGTCCTTCCCACGGGCCGATCTCGCGTAGGTAGTAGTCGGGCGTGGGGGTGCCCACTTCCAACGGTCCCAGATCCCCTGCTCGACGATGTTTCGGTCGATCTCGCGCAACAGGAAGTTCGCGGTTTGCTGATTGATCGACTCCGTGTTACCGAGAACAGTTCTCAGTTTGTTTAAGCGCGGGGTTTCCTGCGCCATTTTCAGTTGCAGTTCCACTACTTTACGTCCTCTTCGGAATCAATCCTGTTAGGATCTACCACCGCGTCAACGACATCCCCTATCCCGAACGTCGGATTGAATCCCGCCGAACTGTACCATGGGGAAGCCGATCGGGAGGTGTTCGAGATT